CCCCACAGGATTATGTCCGTTTTTAATGCTATCGACCCAATCTCCATTTGGTGATTTAAAGGACTCTCTCGAAGCCCATTCGGTGGACCTAACTAAAGGGAGGAAGGTGACGTGCGTGTCGAACTTTCCGGTAACCGAGGGAGGTTTAGCAATTGTAATGTTCTTCGTAACATTATAAATAACGCTCCTTCCCGGTTTCTCATCTGGAAAGCCAACAAGCTCAAGATCAACATCATGAAAAGGATCCACAGCCAATTTAAGCCACTTAGCCCCTTCATCTGTCCCCCCGCATCGTCGGACCAGGGTGTTGAGTTGTTTTGATTCAGTTGTTGTTGCCATTCTGTTTTAAATAGAATTTGAATGTTTTAATAATAAAAAGAGTTATCGCTTGGTTTTACCTTGTGCGCCACAGTCGATTTGTGACAACCGGTTATCGACACTTCCGGTGTCCAGATGCACTTTCACGCTCCGGATCGCCCGCAATTCACCAAGATTGATCCCAGTTACTAAACGATCGTTTGCCCTTCGCGGTCATATCTGCCATTTTCTGGCGCATTTGGTGCAGCACATGTCGGCACTTATCTCCTGACCCATTCACAGCCAGGTGACCAGTTTTCCCAAAAAGCCTCTACTAAGAGTTGTTCCTCCGGCGGAATACCAAATGCTTTCGCGAAGCTAGCTCTCGTCCCAATTGTTATGTCGTCGTCCAATTCCATGTCGCTTAGCAACACTTTGGATTCAAACGCACTCTTGAGATAAAAGCGTTTTAGCTGGCTTTTGCACGGTTTCGCGCCGTTGGAATGCCTGTTCAGGGCTTTAAAAAATGCGTACAATATCGGAACACCTCGATTAATCATCAACTCAGGTTGGCTTATAGCTGACCAATACATTTCTGCGTCGGCCTGCGTATTGTACCACCTCGCCGAGCGCATGTACACGTTTATCACCCGATATGGGTCTCTTATGAACCTGTAACCGTTGGCGCACCAGACTGGCCGGGCCTGACAAAACTCAATAGCTTCCATCGAGTCTTTGTTAACCCTTCCGCCTGATAATACCTCGGTTTCCTGGTTCAAGGTCGACATCCATACGGGCAACTCTCGTTGCACGCGTTCAGCGATGGCTGTTGACGCTAGAATGAAAAAGTCGTCGCCGTCATCAATTAAACGGTACTGACAGTCTGGAATGCCTGCATCCTCAAAGTATGAAAGTACAAAAAGAACGCACAGGACGCAGTTTCCTGCGCCCGTATTTCGGTCCCCAGACATGCGATTTCCCTTGATGCGGCCTTTGACCATACCATCCTGCGCATAGCACCTGAATCGATTGTTGATCTGTTGGTACTCCATTGCTCGCATTTCTTTACGAATATCCCTTCCCCAGCCAGCGCAGTCTGCGACTGCCCGATAAAATGCCCACTCCTGTCGGAGTGCGCCCTCACACACGTGTGCGTC